CTATTAGTGATGTAGAACCAGATGCAACAGAGAATATCAGATCAACGTTATCTGTCCTTGCGCTAGCATTTAGAAAAAGTCCGAATCCATAGCTGTTAGACTGCAATCTCTGACATATGACCTGTGGGTTATTTGTAACTGCTGCAGATAGGAGCTGCATCTCAATCGAAAAAGAGTCTGTCCCAGGATCTAGAACCTTCTCGCCTGTGGAAAGATTTGAAAATTGTGGATATAAGCTTCCCGCCTGATCTCTAACTTTTATGTAAGTTCCGTTACTTGGATCTACTGATGGACCTGATCCAGAAAAATTAAGATATCCCACATTCTTAGGAAATTGCTGAAGGACGTAGTTTTCGTACCCTGTTAGAGAATCGAGATACATCTCTACTTCTCTGTTAGATCCGTCGAACGGAAATTCATTTACAATTTTATCAAATGCAACATTTACCTTAGAGACAGCAGAGTTAAAGAATGTGTGATTCTCAAACTTAGACCAGTCAACATTAAGCTGCTGTGTTGACTTTACACCGTCACCTGGCGTATTATACCTAAAGGAGGCTGTACTCTCAATATTAGAGTCTGCTACCTCAAATAGGGACGTCTCCTTAGTCCTAGCCCCGCTATTTTGAATTCCCCTGATAGTTGTAGGGGTAAATAGCCTGGGTTTAAACTCTGTAAGTACTGGATCTTTTGACATTACTCATCTACCCTAAATTTAGATCCAACTTCTGTAAAGACTCTATCGACACCAAACTCCTCGATCAGAAAGTCAAAGACGTATGTCCTTCCCGCTGGGAGACAGTCCATATAGAAGTCAAAAAACATTCCGTCAGAATCTGTAGAGAGAAGTGTTCCCTTGTATGCCCTGTCAAAAGGAACTACTATTCTTCCATTCAGGGCGTCTCTAACACGGTAGTGCATCTTGGTAAAAATTTCGCTTTTTGACTCAAGGGGAGATTTCTTAAAGATAACCTCTCTTCCTAGATTTTCAACAAAAACTCTAAGCTTGACCTTTTCAAAGGACTTATATCGTGATCTAAGGTTTGTAACATTTAGAAAGAATTTATCTGATGCATTGTCAAAGCTTGTCCGCTTAACAGTGTTGACTGTTAGCGATCCCGTATGAAATCCTAGCTTGTAGTCTGTGCTTCCCCAGTAAGTGTCAAAGGTAGCAGAAGATGCATTTACTATTTCATTTCTAAGTGTTCCAGATGAAAACTCACCTATTGCAAAAGTTGCTGAATAGACGCCTGTTATATAGTTGAGACCTATCTTATGCTGTGAAGCAGTCACTGAAGTTGTAAAGAACGTTCCTCGATCTTGTGATCCAGATTCTATTCTTAGAACTATGCAATTTGCCCCCTTTACCTCATTTCCCGTTCTTCCATCAAGAATGTGAGCCGGGTTCCCTCTATGAAAGTTGTTTAAAAAGACGGATCCGGTGAGATTAAAAAAGAAACTTTCGTGGTGATCTTGCTGGGTGTCATTATAATGAACTATTAATCTAGGTCTATTTTCAACAGTAGTCGCGTGCCTAGAAGCAAATCGTTTAACAAACCTTGTTTTTTCATCTGTCTCTTCGGATCCGCTTAGTGAGATTCTAAATCCGCAGTCAGGAATTTGACTTGATAAAACACCTGAAACGATTGTTGTCACATCAACATTAAGGTCTTCTTCGCCTGATTCAAATAGCTGAGACTTCCAAAGAAGAACCGTTCCCTTTCCATCGTTTAGATTTCCAGAAGTAATAATGTCTAGATCGCTGCTGCCAAGAAGCCCCTCCTTGTTTGATCCGGTAAACGTCCACAGTGTTGGTGTTTGACCTGAAACAGAGGCAGTAATAAAGTTAGAAGAGTCAACATCAGAAAATGAAATAATATCTTTTCCCACTCCTTCATCAAATGATTTTGCCAAAGGGGCGACAAGGACGTTAAAGTTAGATGGTGTTGTCTGTCCTCCGTATACATCCGATAGCTTAAGAAAACACTTAAATGACGAGTGATTTATATCCAAAAGAGATCCGGTCATTGCCCTGAGTGGATCTAGGTCAAAATGTATTAATATTCTAGATAACTCTTTTGGTGTTGTGTTTGACCCTGACGTGGATTCACCGTATAGCTTGAACAGGTCGAGTGTCCCAGCAAGGCCAACATTCGCATCTGTGGCTCTAAAGTCATTATTTATAATCTTATTGGTAATATAAGTGTCTTTACTTGCTGTTAATATTCTATACATTTTTTACCTACTCAGCAACTGCTGTTATGTCAAAATCAGGATATCTCATTTCAAAAATTCCTCCAGCAACGGGAGATATAATTCCCTTGTGAGTGTTATCATCTATGTTGAATATGACGTCACTATAAACTTTTCCACTTCTTGATCCATTTAAGTTCACAACTTCAAACTCAGAAAGAGAAATCACGCCCGCGGAGTTTAAAATAATATTTTGAATATCTCCTGTCATTATCGGTTGATCTATTTGAAAGTTTGAAACTTTAAAATACTTCTTTAGCTTAGAGTTGATTGTCTGCAAGACAGATGACTTATTGGAAATATCGTTGACAACGATGCTGTAATTAATTCCAATGTGTATAACTGGTGAATCAAGAATGTCAATTGCATCAGAAATTAACCTATTTTCATTTAAAAACAGTGCAAGATTGTCTTTTAGTGAGTCAGGAGACGTGGATAACCTTCCCGAAGAGTCTCTACTGACAATATATAAGAGTGTTGCAAGTGGGTTGTCTGGGTTTGATCTAACACCGACCCTATAGACTCTTCCAAATCTAGATGGCATCATGTACACATGTGAGATTAGATCTGCCTTTGTGACAATTCTTGACTGTGTATTTTTAGCAGAGACCAATAGTCTTTTCATGTCACTTAAAGAAACCTGATTTTCTCCTCCAGCAGCTGCTTGAGGATTTCTACAATCAATTGACGCCCTTATTCTTGTCTGCTGGGCGGATGATAGATTTGCATCGAACCTTGTAATAAGCGTCTTTACACCTCTTATTGATCCTGCCGATACATTGTGTGACAAGCCGCCACCCATTCTATACTTTATTAAGACGGTGGTGTTCATCGGAGATATTCCAAGAGACTGGGTCCTTAAAAGATTGTTTGGGTCTATTGAAAATCTTTTTATTTCTTTTTTTCCATACAGTGGCAGAGAGAGCTCACTAGGATCGGGAATAATGTCATCATCTAGTGTATCTGCCCTACCCGATCCAAACCTTATCGAAGTTGTTCCCGTGTTTACGTCTTTTTGAACCGTATATCTGTATGGACAAGGAAGTAGCTCAAGATTTTCAGGAACATCAGCGCTGTCAGAAGACTGGTTTGAAACTCTCTTGTAGACTACATTTTGAGTGAGGGAGTCAACCTCATAGTATCTATTTCCCCTTGAATCAGCGACATAAATTATCTCTGAGATGTTTGTCCCATCTAGAGTGAGCTTTCTAAAAGGAACAAATTTATTTGAAACATTAAACTCCTTTACCATGGTTGTGCCTGAAACACACCTTCCGGATCTTCTCAAGATGTACTGCTTGGGAGGACTTGCTGCATTTGCAGGTGTAATCTGCTGAAAGAGATAGTTTCCTTCAGCGTCTTTTTCAGCAAAATCTATATCATCAACAAGTGTAAAGTCAACACCGTTTGTTGAGCTAACTACCGTTCCTTCTTCTATTTTCGGAAGATGGTCGTGAATTGGTAGCGAAGTATCGTCAGGGTTAGAATTGATCTTCATAAAAAAGTCAACATCAGCCACTGCAGGTGTTGCTCCCATTATCCTTACACCGGCATTTCTTAAAAGCCGTTGAACATTTCTATCTTCAACGGCTGTCTCAATATCTAGCTCATTAAATTGATGATCAAGATAGTAGCTCATAACGTCTCCGACATATGCATTCATGTCAAGTAGGAGGCCGCCAAGTGTTGCATCTCCAAAATCCTGCATTTTGTCAGAGAAAAAAGTCCTAGCATAGGACACAAGGTCAGCCCTAAAGCTTTCAAAGTCCTTGTTTAGATATGACCTAAATTCACTCTTTTTTAATTTTGTCTTTATTGCCATTAAGCTATCCTATACAGTGTAAAATTATCTCTATTCCCTTATTATAGAGACCAAGCCTGGGAATATTGTAAAATACCTTGATGCTAATCTCAGAAACAGCATCTACGGCAGGTGGATTGGCAAACGATGATTCAAAAGATGAAAGTTCAACATAAGGCATGTATTTTTCAACTGCTGACCTGATCCTTCTCATCACCTCGGCGTCAAAGTCATCCTTTGCCAACCTCTCAGTCGTCAACTCTCTTAGATTTGCTCCGAAGTCATAAAGCCCTAGCCGCTCTCCGTGATTTGTCAGAATTAGATTTTTTAAATTATCCTGAATCTGATCTCCGAGATCAGTGTGCATTTCAAAAAGACCGGAGACTCCAGTTCCAAATCTCAAAGGTGTTTTTATGCCAATGGGCTGAGGTTTTATTTCCCTGTCAAATTTCTTATCAGTAGCTCTATTGCCAGAACTTTTAAAGTTTATTGAGCTCACAGTCTTCCACCTCTAAAGATTAATTATTATCCTCGATAAGTAATCGTGATCTGAAATTTATCGACAATAAAGAATTAAGTAATTTATGCTGTGGCTGTCTCAGGCTCATCCTGAATAACCTCTGGTGATCCTGCCAAGATTGTAGCCTTGACAGATCTAAAAATCATACCGTCGCCAACTATAACACCAATAAGTGTGATTGCAAGATACTTTACAATTCTCACCACAAATGCCAAAAGCCCGGCAATCTTTAAGAACATTCCTGCACCTATGTTAAATACCAGGGCAAGTATTTCAACAATTATTCCCACAAGAAATTTTATAAGCCCAACAACACCCTCGGCAAGTGCCTCTAAGATCGCTGTGATAAAGTCTAGTGAAGGTATTGTCGCAAGCCACTCGACAAGCTTAAGAATAAATTGATATATTTCTGTGAGTATGTTGGGTGGCATCAATAAAAATTGAGGCCAGTCAAAGGGTACGATAGTAATATTAAAAAGCTCTCTAGCTCTCTCGGGTAACTCAATTATCCACGCTGGGATCGGAGGTGGGAGCTGGGGAAGTGGAATTGAAAGCAGAGCTTCTATTGCAGCGAGAACAGCATTTATTACAGCTTCTTTTATCTCATTTTTAATTGCCTGGACAATGTTATAAAGCGCCTCTTTAATTCTTTTTACTACTCTCCGCCCGAGATCGGCAACATTGTT